ATAGTCGTAAGAACTCGTTGTTGAGATGCCAAGCTTCTTGGAGGACACCATCTCGGAGATCAACACAGGTTTGCCTGTAATTAGCCCTGGCTGCAATATGGACTGCCCTTCGGAGACCCGAAGAATCGCCTTTGAATTTCCCAACATCTACCTCTGTAAGATTACAAAAACTCTTGTTTCCAAGAAGGATCTCCGCACATGGGTTCACACCCTTAAACCACGGAGCACGTTTAGCTGCGGTCTGGCCGTTAATGAATCCAGGTTCGGATCCACCAGCTTCCACCATAAGGTCGAAGATGTGTTTCAGCTCAGGACGGCTGGGCTTACTCTTGAAGAGTAGAGAGTTGTTGGACTGCGCTCGCTGGACGTTGTTTACCCAGAATTCTTTTTTTGCGACTGCGAACTCTTCCCACTCGTCTTCGCCGTAGTTGAAGAGAGCGATTTCTGCCGAGCGCCTGGACGAGAGGACCGTGCCGAGCCAGTTGATGATGTCGAGGATATCAATGCGGGAGAGGAGCGATCCTGCCCTGCGGTTGAGGATCTTGAAGACTTCCTCGTACGCTTTGGCGATGGCTGCGTCTCCTGAGGAGATCCATCCGTAACCTTTAAGTCGCTCCCCCGCTGGACGGATTTGCGAGAAATCCAAGACCAGCTTGTTGGCTGGGTAAGGGTGAGCCATAAGCTTACCAATAGACTTTGCCCACGCTTCAGCAGAGTCACCAACGGAGATTGTCCACACTCCGTCTTTGTATGTTTCGTTGTTTGTTTCACGTCCACCTTTCGCTGTTCGTTCGCTGCGTATGATCTCCAGTTGCTTGATTGGTTTTGTAAACCCAGTGAGCTGCCCAACGATTGGCCTAAAGCCTACACCACATCCCTGTAGCAACAGCCACAGAACATCCACTACATCGTAGATGCTTTCGACGTGAGTGAAGCTACAGTTGAACTGTGAGGCTTCTCTAGTTTGAGCAACAGTGGTTCCACCTAGCCAGAGGGTACGGCCTGATGTGAGAACCTTTCGCTCCAGCATGAGCGTACGTAATTCTTCTAGCTCATCTTGCTGATCAATCGTGAGGAGAGTTCCTAGTGATCTCTCCCACAACCAGGTTTGATGCTGGATCACACGATCTACTGTTTGATCCCATGTTTCAAAATGTTTCCCCGATTCATCGGTGGGTCTATTGTATGTGCGCCTTGTTATTAGCTGCGCTCTTAGGCTTGGATTACCTGTCGTCACCATTTCCCTTAATTGTATTACGAGCCATGCGGCCTTGAAGTTTTTCAATATTCGTCTCTGCAATACTGGCCAGAGAGAACCCATGATCTGATGCGATTGCAGCTATATGCCACAACACATCACCCAATTCTTTTTTTAAATTTTGTCGATAATACTCATAGTCTCCCCCATCCCGAATTAACTTCGCTTCAAGGGAAAGAACCTCACCAGCTTCCGCGGCAAGGTTCAAAAAGCAATACGTATCGTTTGCTGTCTTAAGGCGGGTAAGTCCTACGTTGGTTTGATATTCATTAAATGTCATCAGGAAATACCTCGTCATAATTTTCTAGCAGATACTCAAGATAGTGAATGGCCTTCTCGATATCCTCACGACCATTCTTTGCGGGAGCACGTAGTACATATTTGATTACGTTGCCTCGCCAGTAGTCGAGACCCCACACTGAGATAATGTCCCAAGGTTGGATCGCTTTCTTGTAATGACTACCACCTACTTGCATGTCTTTAGCTTCCATACGGCTCCCATAAAATTACCTTCTTGTTGTCAAAGTCATAGTCAGAGGCACGGCATATACGGGCCACACGAGCCTGTACCAATGCTTCCTCTTCTGACAGGCCAGCCTTATTGAAGGCAGCGACAACATGTTTCCAATAGATCTCTCTGAGCTGATCTTCATTAGCCCAAGGTGAACCCTCATCGATTGCCTTCTGAATGATCTTCTCGGCACCCACTGGTCCCACTCCAGGACATCCTGAGTAACCGTCAGTGGAGTCACCTGTGAGGGTTTGGATCATATGCCAACGATCAGCCTGGTGAGGGTTGATCTCGAAGAACTCATCCCGCCCGAAGTTGTAGTGCTTACCAGGGATGGTCTTGAAGTCCTTGTCGAGGGAGCACACAATCGGATCCATTACCTTTCCAGGCATGGTTGCCAAGATCCCTAGACAATCATCACCCTCAAGGGTGTCACGTTGATAAGTCTTATAGTGCTCCTTGGCGTATTCCCTGAGGTGCTTCAGGAGCATTGGCTTACGAGTACCAGATCGGTTGGACTTGTAGGTTGGGAGGACGTCTTTTCGCCAGTTGGAGCTATCGCTCAGGGCCAGGATAATTTCTTCGGCACCGACCTTCTCGGTCACACTGTCGATCAGCGAAACGAACTTCGCTTCAGCTTCTGATTCAAAGGCGTGGAGCGTCCACAAACCTTCGCCCCAATCAGTCGGGGTCTCCGCATAAGCGGCAGCCTGGTAGGCCAAAATATCTGCATCAATTAGAGCTGTCTTCATACTTCACTTTCGGTGTCAGTAAGACACAAGGCTGAACGGTTTGTAGAAAAATGGTGCGAATAATATCGGCGCATTTGTGAGCTTCGTTATCTTCACAAATACGCACACAAGCTTCGGCAACAAGTTTGGCTTCGGGGTGCATATTATTCCTCCAAGGGGACGTTTTTGACTGCGGCCACATATTTAAGAAGGTCTGGGTTATCGAGGATTACCTGGATGAAACCATTGGCTGTCCTACGCACAAGAGGTTCTTCCTCCATCGGTCCTTCTCCAATGGACATCTGATACCAGATCGCATGAAGGATCTCATGGATAACGGTGTCCAGCTCTTCGACTGGAACCTGATCATCCTCAATGGTGATGAGCATCTTCTTGTGATCACACTGACCGAGGTTCTCGTGATCGATCGGTGATGTTGGTATGAACTTGATCTGATATACCTTGCCCATAACCCTAATAGACCTAGGGCGTAACTTCTTGTAACTCATACAATTCCTTCTTCAGATAGAAATTTCATTCCGTCTAATGTGATGCGCCACATCCTTCCAAATTGAGGGGCAGAACCACGAGTGACTTTGGTTGTGATCATATTCATGGAGGCAAGGGCTGCCACCTCTTGGGCATAGCGCCGAGCATAGTTTGACTGAACTGCAAACCCAGAGGTGTACGACTTAAACAATACCTCATTGATTTTGTTTCTTGTCATATTCCTCCCTAGTGAGTTTGAGACCAGTTCGTTCCTATCTTGGCATCTCCTGCCAATGCACATCTAAACTGGAAATGTTCTCCAGCTTTCCGAACTGCATCTTTAGCGGTGGCTGCAATGAACTCTGCAATGTCTTCGTTACGTGCAGCGATCTGTACTTCGTCATGTACCCAGGCGCAGAATGCGTAGTCGCCATCCCACCCATGCGTGAGACCTACCTTCTGTAGATCCTCTTCAAGGATGAGAAGCCACTTCTTGCAAATCAGCGCACCCGCTGACTGAAGCAATGTGTTTAATGCTGCGTGTGAACTACGAACGTGTAGCTGTCTTCCGTCAAGCCCAACAAGGTAGCCTCTACTTGCAGCATCTTTAACAGCTCCGACAAGGCGTCCGAGTGCTGGCAGACCACGTAGAAACTTGACCTTGAGTCTTTTCCCCGCAGCCGCATCTCCACCAACAATGGTCCCGATCTTTGCATCACCAGCTCCATATAAGAACGCATAAATAAAAGTCTTGGCCTGGGCGCGGGTACTTAGACCCGCCGCTTCCTGATTAGCAGTATGAATATCGCCAGTAAGGAGAATGTCCCCGTACTTACCGCCATCATATTTGGCCATGAAATGAGCAAGGCAACGAAGCTCTAGACCTGAAGCATCCGCACCAACCAATAACCACCCACGAGGAACAGTGAACAGTTCACGACATTCAGGGCCATAAGCACTCCCTCCTGAGGGAACTTGAGCAATGTTAGGGTAAGCGTGAGTTGCGCGGCCAGTAACAGCACCGTTAGGATTAACAGAACCATGAATCTTTCCTTTCTTTTCGGACTTCATCCACGCTTGCTGTCCTTCGGAAAGCTGTCCCGCTCTCTTCTGAATCAAGAGATATTCGGTGAGTAGCTTGCAGGGTGGGAAATCTAGTTTTGATAGAACGTCTTCATCCACCATCGGCTTACCGCCTTCGGTGAAATCAACTGGCTTCCAGCCATAGAGATTGATCAATCGATCTGCGATGTGATCACGAGACGATGGATTAAACTCAATCGTCTTTGTCTTCTTAACTGGTACTCCTTTGACATACCCTTTGGTCTTGTTGTTGACCTTCGGTATGAAATCGGGGAGCTGGATTACCCAAGACCCGAAGTAGTCTTTGAGTTCCCTCTCCAGCTCCCCTCTGCGCTGCACCAACTTGGCGTAAAGAGCGGCTGCCTTCTGGGTGTCAAAGCAAAAGCCATTACGCTCTTGCTTCGCCATCAACCAGGCGACGTCGTGCTCCAGCTCTAGTGCAGCAACTGAGTAATTCTTTGACAGGATCTTGTCGTAAAGGGCGTGGGTTACCTCCACGTCTTGGATGCAGTACTCCAACATCTCTGTCGTGAAGGTGTCCCACGGACCCTTGAAGTCACCCTTGTAGTTTCCCAAACGGTAACCCCATGCTTCGAGCGAGTGACTGCCATATAGCTTCGTTGGCAGTCGCTCCTCTTGCATCAATCGTGCATCGTGATCCTTTATGTTTGACCAGATCAATCGGGTGCAAACGAGCGTGTCGCATACATTCTTTTTTGAAATCTCAAACCAAGGATAGAGTTTCTGGATTACGGGAATGTCGTATTTGATAACGTTGTGACCAACGATCAGGTCAGCTTTCTCAAGCCACCGCAATCCAATCTCAATCCGTCTACCACTTGTTTTGTTGTCGTAAGATGTTACTGAACCTGTCTCTGTATCTTTGATGACTAGGCAATGAATGTGAGTAACATCATCTAAAAGACCATTTGTTTCCAAATCAAATATAAGCGCCACGCTGTCTCCCTCGACTAGCAATTAAAAATAAGTGAAAAGAAATCTCACGATACCAATGTCGAGGCAGACATAACCTTCATCATCCGCGACCACGCCCTTAGGCATCCATTCAATTCCAAACACAATTCCATTGATAAAATTTAATTCAAGCATCCAACTCATATTAGCGTCCCATCACGTAACGGGCATAACGTTGCCCAGTGATAGGATGCTTCTTATGAACCGTCTTGATCTTGAACCCCATGCCGCGAAGCTCGCTAATACGTTTCGTAAGAGACTGGATACCGTGATCGATCAAAGCCTCACGCTGCGAAATGCTCTTGGCACGACGAAGATGATTTAGAATGATTTCGTTTTGGGACATTAGAACTCCTTTTCTAGAATGGTTTCGTCCTTAAATTCCAGGTCAGTTTCAGTTAACCGACCTGTATCTCGATTATACAAGAGATAACCTGTGATCCCCGTCTCGCCTGAGAAACGGTTCTTCAACACTCGAACAGTTGTTACGTTTGGATTGTCGCCTTGCTGATCTCGCTCCAAGCCAATGACCATATCACTGAGCTGGGCAATCGAATGAGATCCTCTGAGCTGCGATAGCGAGGTCTTCGCTCCTTGCTCATGTCCTCGGTCACCTTCAGGTCTGCGAAGGTGCGAGATTACAAACATTCCTACACCAGTCTCTTCAACGAGAGTGCGTAGGTAAGTCATAGCGTTATCGATGAGTCGTCTTTCATCACCGTCACCAAGACCGCTAACAACAATGCTAAGATGGTCGAGGATAATCCAGTTACAGCCGCAGCCTTTAGCCAGGTACCTGACCCTAGCAATAAGGTTTGCAATGTCACTACTGCCGAAATGGTTGTACAAATAAAGGCGGCCACTACCCACAGTATTAGAAAACGCACTAAGTAATTCATCATCGGTCACTCCCTCCTTTGATAGATGTAAGGGTTTGTTGAGTTCGATACCCATGAGACCGAGTGCCGTACGTCGCGGGTTTTCCTCAAGCATGAGGAGACCAACAGTCTCGCCTGACTTGATGAGATGGTGTGCAATCTCCCTGACGAAAGCTGTTTTACCAACGCCCGAACCCGCTGTAAGCGTGACGAGTTCTCCCTTACGCGCACCTCTAGTAATCTCGTTGAGCGAGTCCCACGGATACGGTACCGCCTCGACGACTTCTTCTGAGGCAATGGAGTCCCAGAGTTCTTCTCCCGATATGACACCATCAGGACGAATGGTTTTAGCATTCCATATCGCTTGAACGATCTCTTCAGGCTTCCCGTTTTGAAGACACTCGTTCGGATCCTTGAATGGGAGCGTGGCAATCTTTGCCTTGCCAGCCTCAAAGAGTTCAGAGCACTCACTCGCCGCCTTCTTGCCTGGTTCATCCATGTCAAACATGAGGATGATTTCGTCAAAAGAAGAGAGATAGTCGAGGTTCTTTTTGAGAGCCTTGACAGCTCCCTGCGCTCCGTTGGGGACAGAGACGACGGGCCACTTATTGTTCTGGACTTGCGAAACGGTAAGGGCATCGATCTCTCCTTCAGTGATTACAATTTTCTTTCCCTGATTCCACAGGTTGGCACCGAAGAGTTGAGCCTTGGTGATGTCACCCAGTACCGTAAAGGACTTGTCGGCCCCACGGATCTTCTGGGCAACAAGGGTTCCACTGGCATCGTAGTACGGAGCAATCTGAACAATCTTCCCCTTGTACTCTCCAACCTGGTACCCAAACTTCCGACATGTTTCTTCCTTGATTTTCCTCTTGGCCAAATCTTGGTAACTGCCAGAGATCAATGTCCCTGACTTTCGTTTTTGCGAAGGCTCGCTACATGAGCCGTCTCCATTCTTATGCGTGTTGCAACTGAAGCAGAATGTATGCCCGTCCGTGTACAGGCTGTTTGCATCGGATGATCCGCAGTTGTCACAAGGGATGTGACGAATAAAATCGCTATCGGTTTCTGTCATAGGTCCTTGTTCTTGAAAAAAATGGGGTGAACCGAAGTCCACCCCGAAATTACAACTAGGAGATCACTACAAAATTTTTTGGCTAAAAACTTTTCAGCCACGTTGCTACATCAAAGCAAGGGCAAGCCTTCTTGACATTAGGAAAGTCACGATGGCCTTGCACCTTCGCCTTCGGATACTTGAGCTTCAAGACAGTGAGTAAATCTTTAAGTGTCTCGAATTGCTCAGGCGTAAAATTGTTGACAGCTTTAGTCACGTCGTTTGCGTCCACACCACCGACCATGCAGATGCCGAGAGAGTTCTCGTTGAAGCCCTGCACATGTGCGCCGATCTGGGATTCGCTGCGCCCTTCCTCAAGAGTACCATCACGTCGAATGACATAATGATACCCGATACAGGCCCACCCTTTACCTCGGTGCCACTTATCGATTTCCTTTGCGCCGATATCTAGCTTCTCACTAGTGGCCGAGCAGTGGATCGCAATATAATCCGTGGACTTTCTGTCCTTGGTATTTGCGTTATACATATTATTCCTTAAGCCAAGACTCAGGAATAAGCTTGTCAGCGTACGGAAAGCCATGCTTCTCGCACCAATCCCCATAGGTTGTTTTGCTGCGCTTACTGATCTTGGTTTTTGAATTACTGAATACGAATCGAATATCTAAAAACGGGTTCTGCTTCTGCACTAACAGGTGTTTCTGTCTGTCTTGCGTAAGGAAGCGTCCCTTCGATTCAATTATGATGCCGTTCTCTAAAACAAAATCTGGTGTGTACTTCGAGACCTTTGCGGGTTTCTGATAAGTGATAACCGTCTCTTCAAAAGTGAACCCCACCCCTTTCGAGGTGAGGTCCTGAGCTATTGCTTCTTCTAGTCCAGATCGAAAGCCGTATTTCAGGCCTACTTGTTTTGACGAGAGCGGCTTAGAAGTCCTTTTCGGACTCTTCCGTTTCGTCGTTGAACTCATTGTTATTGGCAGTGGTATCTGCCTCGTAGCCATCCTCTTCACCGAAGCCGTAGGCTCCAGCACCCGCCGAGCTGTACTCAACTAGCTCGATGATCTGAACTGCACGAACCCGCAAAGAGATTCCTGCACCAATCAGTGAGGTGTAGAACGGCATAACTTCGTACGACACTTTAAGCTTCGTGCCCCCGCCGATGTTAGGGGCCGAAGTCATCGGAGAACCCTTGGCATCAAAGATTGCTACACGCTGTTCAAACGGCTCTCCGTTCTTCGGAGTGACTTTGGCTTTAAGCTTGAAGCGGATTGTGACTTTGCCCGTATTCTCATCAACGGAATATGGTGCATCGGCTTGCTTGATCTTTTTACCCGCGTTCTCCTCTTTGGCTTTTTCCAAAGAGTCAGCCATATGTCCATCCAAGAATGACAAGATTTCTGAGGCTTCCTCGGCATTCAATTCGAGGTTGACCTTGTACTCTCCGTCTGGATTGAACTTTGTGTCAGGCTTATTCAAGTGTGGGTACTGCGCCACGCCCGTAGGTGATACATAACGGGCGAGTTTTGGTTTCTTACTCATATAATTCCTTATTTCAAATAGCCTTCGTAGGCTTCTTTCATTTGTGCAATTAGACGGAAAGCCTCAGCTTTTGTCTTCACAACACGGACGGTGCCATCAGGCATTACAACGTTAAACATTCTTCAGTGCTCCAAGCGGTGGTTATCCAAGTGTCGGACAATAGGAAATACTTGCCGACTGGTAAGCGATTAGGCAAAGCAGTAGCGTGACTCGCAAACGCGACTCAGCTCCAATTGCCCTCTGTCGGGTAGATTCTCTAAGTTCGTTCGGTTCTCTGAAGAGAGCTGGGTTGAGATCTCATCCCTGAATGTTTCCAGGACTGGAATCTCCTCATACATCTCAACGAAGGCCTCGCGGACTACGTGATAGAGATCTTCCACGTCTCCAGCGGTTGTGCCAAAGGAGTCATGGATCATCGCAAAGTTGGCTATGCCTTCTTGCTTTGCCCGTACGACTGTCAGCATCATGTGTGCGGCATCGCAGGAGTGCACGTAGTTCGGGGCAATCCCTTGGGACTGTTTACGCCGATCTAGTTTGTCCTTCTCCGTATACATGGTGAGCTTGACGGTCTTACCGTTGATCGCTGTCTTTACGGTTCGCTGTTCCATATCTGGATAGGCTTGCATCACTGGGAAACCTACGGGGGTAGTCCACCTGACTGGCAACTGTTCCTGAGCGGCAAGTGTTGCGGCATGCTTAAGCCAGTTCATGGCCTCAGATGCTTTCACCAGAGTTTCATTCACTGCGACCCAGATGCATTTGGCCATGTAGGCCGCTGCGCGATAGCCATCGCCACTGAATGGAAACTTTGAGGGATCCATCATCGATGCCTGTTTTGCAGGTCGAATGATGTCTTCCATCAATTGCTCTTTGAAACCGTATTCCTTGGACCCGTAAGCCAAGGTCATTACTGACCGTTTCGTGACTTTTCTGGTAATTCCGAACTGCAACCACTGGGTGGCAAGGGATCGGGTACCTTCAACCACATACGGTGTACCTTCGTCAGTGTGTGCCAGTCCGTCTTCTGTCCCAGTGTGGGCGTCGTCTCGGACTTTCTCAATGACTTTATTGGCGACCAATTGGTATACGTCAGCAGGAAGCTCTTGAGGAACGAGGTTGACTGCCGCACCACCGAGGTGGTCTCTGAGCATCGCTGAGAAATGCTGTATGCCAGAGCATGAACCGTCCATAGCCACGGGCAGTTTTGATACGAACGCATCACCATGTTCGGTGTAACCCCGCCACTCGAAACAAAACGCCAGGAACTGCCACGGTTTGTCAATTTCCACACCTCCGATACTACTTGTCCAGCCCCGTTCGTTGTACGGATCCATTGCACATCGAATAATTTCTTCTTCATTGTCTAGCACCCAATTTACGCGGTCCTCTAAGGACACTTTATCGAAGCCAGCCACGTTAGCTCCGTGGATAGCCAGCCATTTCCAACCTTCCTCGCCCAACGGTTTCCCATTCGCGAATCTGAGGAGAGACTTCTGATAATCAGATCCCTGAGGGTTCAGGTGGGGTACTGCATAAATGCGACCACGGAAGTCGAGCTGATAGGGGAAGTAGATCTTCCGATATTGCTCAAACCGTTTCGCGATACCCAGCGCAATCGAGAACCCAATCCTTTGTCCTAGAATTGAGAGGTTCTGCATGTGCGCCTTGGCAGCCTGGATCCGATACTCCCGCTTTGCGGTCTCGTTTGTATCGATGTCCTGAGGCACCTGGGGCATCGGAATGCCATCTCTAGGGGGTATTCCTGCCAACTCAGAGCCGTTGTCCCAGAGCGTCTGCATGACATCCAGAACTTGGCTGTTGATTTGCCAGGGCGTCCTCTGAAGGGCGTTCACTGCTTCGTAGACGATGGGCATATCCACGTTGCGAAGCTCGTCCAGGTAGGCACGGTTCTTCGTCTTGACCAGTTTCAACGGCTTGATGTTCGAGCTGACATAACCTCCTGAGAATGGGTCTTCCCAATCCTTAGGCTGCACCACCATCGGCTCGTAGACGGGGCGCAGGAACTGAGTGACCTCGTTCTTGTGCTCAATCCATTCGAGGGTCTCAGGGAGGGCGCGAACGTATTTGAGCGCCTGGTCCTTATCGACCTTCTGGTGGGTGATCTCCACGATCCCCACGGTAGCCATGCAGATATCCAGGAGCTTGATTCCGACGTGGAGACGATCAGTCCTACTCCAACGCTCCCACTCATCGACCTTCTGAGCCTGTCTGACGGCGTAGATGTGCTTGTAGTGGTAGGAGCTGCGCTTCTTGGCCCCAGCGACAAGCTTCTCGTATTTCTTCTTCTCGATCTCCCGAACCTTCGCGAACCTGAGTTCGTCTTCGACCGCTGTTCCGATAGCCACCCCAACGAACTGGACGGTACGGATCGATGAGACCCCTGCCAGGATGTTCTTGAGGGTCAGGAAAGCCAACGTGTTGGGATCCATGTCCCGAACCTTCTTGAAGGCGATGTTGCGGTTTCCTGCCACCCCTTGGGAGGCTTCTTCGATCCAGGCCTTGATCCCGTTAGCCAGGGTCTCAAGACGATGCGCCAGAATTGTTTGTCCGTAGACGGTTCCTTCCTCCCTTTGAGACTTCTTGGCCTTACTGATGTCTCGCAAGTAACGCTCTTGCCCTCGACGGGTCATCTCTTCTTCCAAGCGTATTTGTGTAGACATAAGGTCTTCTTGAAGATCAGCTTGAAGATTAGTCATAGTTCTCCCTTAGTATTTCTTTGTTTATTTACTACTAGTTAGATATCTTTACTGGTTTTAACCTAGAGATATCCAATTGTAGGACCATAGGTTACTTGTTGATTTTGTTCTCCTTTTACCCCTGTTGTCACAGAAAAGTTGTCACAAATCTGTCCCCAAAACTATCCAAAAGCTGACAGTTGACTCCAGATAACAGTAATCTTTTGGCAAGGGTTGTCGGAAAGAAAGAGGGACTCCAGGGGTTACCCCCAGAATCCCTCTCACTTTTCAGTTAGTTGTTGGTGAGGACGGAGGGACTCGAACCCTCACTCCTTACAGGAAACGGGTTTTAAGCCCGTTGTGTCTACCATTTCACCACGTCCTCAGTTTGTTCCCTCTACCGATTTTAAGTCCTTTGGAAACAATTACCAATTGGATAACTAACTGAATTTGCAAACATTTTATATTTTCCTTGTGACAACTATTGTCACTGTGACAGGTGTTTGTGACAGCCTGTGACAGCTCAGTTTGCTGCCCTAAGAAACGGTACGTGTTCGCTTTTATACTGTTCCAATGCTTCCTTGCCCTCCTTCAGCTTACCAGGCGCAAGATGCATATACCGTGCGGTGGTTAGCGGAGTGGCATGTCCCATCCATGCTTGAATGAACTGAGCAGTCTTATCTTGCATGGCAAGTCGGGAAGCACATGTGTGGCGCAGCATGTGCACCACGAACTGAGGATCTTCGGTCTTACCGAGAGCGGCTCGAACGACATCCCACTGGGTTCGCAACGAATAGGCGTTCAGGTCGTGAAACACCCGCTCATTCCCCCGCCTTGCCTGGATGATCGCGTCCACCCTAGAGGTGGCAGGAATCGACCGAGCCTTTGAGGTTTTGGTCTCGTCAGGGTGTAGGTGAAGCATTTCGTTGCGGTACTGCTTGGACTCAAAGTTGAGCAGCTCCATACGACGGAAGCCTGTATCGATCGCCACAATGATGAACTCTCGGAGGGCATTGAAGCCATACTGAGTGCACGTGTTGAGGAGATCTAGCTCTTCCCGATTATCGATCCAGCGGATTCGATGGTTCCCTGCGCTACGGCGCTTGATCCTGGGCAGGGTTTCAATCCAGCCCTCGTCCGCTGAGGTCTTTAGCATCATGGACAAGGCGGAGAGCTTTCCGTTAACGGTGCTTCCTGCATTGCCCTGCTCATCAGCGAACTCATTGACCATCTCACGTATCATTGAGGTGGTAATGCTATCGACTGGAGTCTCTTCTCCAAAGTAGTTCAGGATCGCACGGGCGTTCTTC